GGTAAGTTGCTTAAAGTACCTGCATCTAATAATTGTCTTAGAGCTGTTGTGGCAGTTCTTGATAAACCACCAATCATATGTATTAAACCAAAACCATAAAAACCAAGTCCCGGTAAAAATTTAAAGTGTACAAAGTATTCAATCTTTTTTCTTAACGGATCTTCTGCTTTGTAGTTTCTTCTTATTGCTAGAATTTCTCTAGATCCCATTTCTAATGTTACAATGTAAGGTAGTTTAATTCCTGTAGGTTCTCCGTCTTGACCTATGTCTTCAAATCCTTCTAAATCTAAATCTAAATGACATTCTACAATAGAAAAAATATCTTCTTGTCTCGTTTTTGTAACGCCTTCTAATTCTCTTTCTTTTTTTTCGACTTCTGTTTCTTGATCGTAACCAGGTTTGATATCTACGTCTCTATAAAAACCATTGACCTGTTGTTTTCTTAAATCGTTCTCTGACATTTTTAACGTGTGGCATACAGCTTCTGCATCTTCTAGAGATGATGCTGTATACGGCACAATTAAATCATCAGCCGGAACAAATTTTGAAACGGCTCTACCTAAAAGCTCATCATAATAGACTTTCTTAAAAGTAGAGCCACTTAGAGGGAGATAAAAAAGCATTTGATCGAACTCGGGTTCATACTCCTTCATCTTATCCATGAGCTGATAGTTCATGAAATCTTTTACTCTCGCAGATTGTTCTTCTTTTGCTCTGTCAGGTTTTCCCATGATCTGTGTGTGCACAGGTCCTGTTGCGGGAAGTAATTCTTTGTAAGCTTGTGCTTGAAACTGTGTTACCGCTTCTGCTAATACAGGGTGCGTGGCACCGGAAGCGCCTTGAAACGGCTGTGTTGGATTTTCGTATTTAAATCCTAATAAATCTAAACCTTTAACATAAGAGTCCTCCCAATCTTTTCTAGATTGTTTGTACTGCATATAATTTTCGTAAAGTGTTGTTGCTAATGGTCCTAAAACATCATCGGGTAATAAATCAGCTAAGTTATCAAAGTGTGCACCTGTGCCCGCTTGATTAACTGCACCTGGCTCAAAATTAATTTCAGCACCGCCGTCCTCTGTAGTTGTAACTTCTACGTCGTCAAGAGAAGGTACTCTGTCTTCTGTAACTTCTGTCTCTACTGCTGCAATTTCTTCTTCGCCCGGAACTTTTATTGTTTGCTCAACGTTAGGAAGAGCTTTATCTATATTGTCGTCTGCCATTTATTTTCTCCGAGTTCTTGATTGTTCTAACTTGTTTTGTAGAAACATTCAAGCCTTGTGGGTTTGGCCCACTTCGAGGTGGGATTAGGTTAGTTTTAACGTGTTGCATATTTGCAACAAGTGTTTTGTTGATTTTACTCATCTTTATTCAAAAGGTTGTAAACGAACCCTCTGCCTTCTGTATATTTTTTATATTGATCATATCCTTCATACCCTAAACTTAATGCAAGACCCGGTAATCCTAAAAATCTAGATGCCGTTCTAATCGTTGCAGGGTTCATTCCTAATCTTAAGGTTTTTGATAACATACCAGTTGGGTTCATTCCTCTTGTTGCTTCTTTCGTTAAAGTTCCTGCAAATGCTGGACCTAAATAGTTTAATGGGTTAGTTGCGATGTCTTCAACAGAATCACCCGCATAAACTTGACTTGCAACACTTAACGGTGTGGTTGCAGCTATACCTAGTGGTGTAGCAAATCCAGATAACGCTTTTCCAACAGGTCCTAGTCCTGCTCTTACAGCACCAAATCCTTTTGCTTTTCTAGCATCAAATAATTTTTTAGAACCAGGAACTGCAGCTGCAGCTAAACCTAATTCTGCACCTATTGCAGACTCATCTAATAATTCTGGTGCATCACCAACTTGTGCCTGTCTTTCTTCTCGTTCTAATTGATCCGCTGTGTCAAGGATCATAGCGTTAGCTTGTTTGTCGTTTGTTAAATACGTTGAAGGGTCATCGTTTCTAAAAGCTTTGACCAGGGCTCCGGCACCTGCACCAACTCCTGCTGTAACTGCAAATGCTTTTCCTTTGCCTGCAAATTTTAAGAAAGCACTGGCTGCATTTCTAACTTTACCTAATGCTGCTGATGTTGGTTTAATTTCTTCTATTGCAGTTGCTGCTTTAATCGGATCTGCTTCAATAGCTGCTGCACATCCTGCAACATCACCTCCAACATTAAAAGCACCTAAAGCCCTGCAAACTTTTCTTAAATCAGGTTTGTTTAATTTTGCTATATTATTTTTTAGTGTATCATAACCATAAAAAGCACCTTCTTTAATTTTACCAGCTTGTGTAGTAACTCTGTCAATAATAGCTTGATTAATATTTCCTTTTGTAAAAGGTTTATTTACATCTGCCATAGCTTTTTTAAACTGTGCTTCATTTAATTTACCGGAAGCAAGATTCTTTGATAAACCACTTTCTAACACGTTAATGTCTTTTGTGTTATATCTTAAATCAGTAAAAGGTTTACCTTTTACTCCTTCTGCGCCGTGCAGTATTTCTAACGTTGGAAAACTAGGACTCCACTTATAACCGTCTACTTGAATTTTTCTAATTAATTGTTCAACAGGAATTTCAGTTCCTTTTTTAAAAGGATTAGGAATTTTTTGACCCCTAAATTTGTTTAACTCTGTTCGTACATCATAAAGTTCTTTAAAATCTTTTTTTAAAACATCTGGTGTTAAATTAGCTGTGTTATATTTTTTTCCGTTATATTCAAAAGAAACTTTTCCATATTTAAGTCTTTTACCTTTTTCCCAAGGAATTTCTTTGTTACCTTCAAAAAATTTTATTTCTCCTTGACCTTTATTTTGATTCCAACTTCTTAAAGCATATTTCATAGCATCCTCTTTAGCTGTAGAAACTGTTTTAAGAACGTCTTTTCCTTTTCCATAAGTGTATGCTGGGTCTCCTTTTATAAGTGTATTAACTTCTTGAAGTTGTTCAGCTAAAGGTAATTCTAATAAATAACGATTACTAGTTTTGTTTAAAAACGAAGGCAGTCTCTCTGCTTCCAACTTTATCGCCTTGTATGAAGGCACTTTATTTCTAAGGTCTATAAAATTTGCTTGGCTAATACCTGTTTTGTCTACTATAACTTTTGATAACTGTTTAGTTAATGGTTCTTCACTTACTAATAAATCTTTTATAACTTTATCAATCTTATCTACTCTAGTATCTAATTGATTTAATATTGGAAAACCCTTTTTACCTGCTGTTGATATTTTTGATTTAAAAAATGGTTTTCTACCCCCGCTATCATATTTTGGTTTTATACCAAGTTCTTTTTCAGCCATAAAAGATATTTGTTGATTGGATATAAATTTATCGCCTTGGTTTGCCTTGTTCACAAGTCTAGTTAATACTTTATTTCTTTTTTCAAACTCTTTATTAAATGCAGGAGATTCGGTAGGTTTTATATTAGTCTTAATATTTAATCTATTTCTTCTTCCAAAAATAGTTTTATCATTAAACTTTTTGTTTCTTAATCCGGTTTCTTTTCCAAGAACGCCCGGTTGAATATTTTTATCATTTAAAAATTTTGCAAATTCTGCGTCAGTTCCAAATTCATTTAAACTCTTAAATTCTTTATAAAGTCTTATAAAATCTTGATCCGATATCTGTGCCATTACATCTCCAAGATTCTTGCTAAGCCACCTTTTTTCATTTTAGACTTTGGCTCAGCATTAAAGGTTGCGATAATTTCATCAATAGACTTACCAGAATCTTTTAAAAGAAACGCTTGTTCTATGGTTGCAATAGCTTCTGCCTTTCTTTGTAAGTTTGTATCAGTGCCTACCATTTGTGCCATTTCATCAGGCATACCTGGAAATTTAACTTTAAGCGCTTCTGGTGTTAGTTCCTCGACAGGAAGTTTATCAACTTCTATTTTTAAACTTTGTCTGTAATAATCATCCGTTTGTGGTCCACCGTATTGTTGCATTGCGGTTAGCTCATCTGCTTCATCAGGAGTAAACAATCTAGAGTCACCAGACATTTCAGCTTCTTCAGCTTTCTTTTCTAAAAATTTTTTTCTGCCTGATTCTCCTGGTTTAGGATCTAATCTGCCAGCTTTGTAATCTGTAAACATTTGAGCTTCGTAAGCTTTTTGATTTTTAACTAAATTATCTGCTTCTCTGATCGTCATACCATATTGATACCATGTTTCTGGATCACCTAGATCTTCAGCATACATCTCAACGTCCGCATCATCTAACAATTTATTTCTCTCACTAAACTTAGAAAACTCAGAAGGTTCAATTTCATCTGCAGTCTTAAGTGTGTCTTTACCAAATTTTTTATTTGTTAATTTTAAAAGCTCTGCAATACCTTTTACAGACTTACCACTTCTATAACCAATTCTTCCGCCTTCTGCAAAACCATCGGGTCTAATACTTTGAACATAATCTGAAACTTTATCTGCAATATTTTTAACATCGTCAAAAGGATTAGCTTCTATGATCGCATCTATTTGTTCTAACTCTTGTTTTGTAAATAGGCCTTTGTTTCTAAATAAAATTAGTGGATCTGGAAAATTAGATCCGCCTTTACCTAGATCTTTAGACTTAGCAATACTCTCTGCGACCTCAGGTGTTAACCCAAAATAATTAGAATTATTTTTCATTACTTCTCTAATCACAGCTCTTCTTCCACCTTCTGCTGAAACATAATCAGTAAAGTCAGCTGCACCAGATTTTATAAAATTATTTTCTGCTGCCTGCTTCTCAATTCTTTCAATATCATCAACGGCTGACTGTACGTTAAACGGTGCTTTAATTTTTGTTTTTAAACTATCAATACCTTGTTTAATTTTATTAGACATAGCCGTCTTGCTTGTGGCTAGTCCTTCAGTAAATCTCTTAATCTTATCTGTTTCTCTTAAAGACTCTAGACCTTGTTTGTTAAGTCCCCTGGTCCCTGTTTCCAGGTCAATAACATTAAGCGGTCCAGGAGGCGGGTTAAAGGTTTCGTCAATCATTTTAAGATTGTTAAACATCGTGTTAAGCTGAACATCATTAAGTTTACCGGCTGTTACATAGCCCGCGTCTTGCTCAATGATTTTAATCATATCGTTTTTACCAAACCCTAGATTTAAAAAATCATCGTTAATAACACCTGAAAAGGTTGTGCCTTTCATTCCCCGGTCCCCGGTTCCTAAGAAGTTAATATTCTGTTTAGTTCCCATGAACTTATTAGGGTTAGCGCCTAGCTTTTGAGCTAGTCCTATAATACCGTCGATTAAAAATTTTCTATTAGCCATAGTACTTTAAATTCCTTTTCACGATAGGTTCAGGTTTATAATCTTCTGGATGAGGGACAAGACCGCCTTGTCTGATTCTCATCAAAGCCTGAGTCATAGAATCCACATAGTCATCGTGATCGCCATGCGGAAATGATGCACACTCTTCCACAACTTCTTGTGCAAAATGTTCGTGCATCGGGGCCCATACTTTGCCTGCTTCAAATAATGGCGCAATAGAGGCAACCCTTACATGTTTATCATTTCCTTTGCTCGGCGTAAAGTTAATAACAGGGATTCCCATCTCTCGAAGCTCATGGGTCAGAGGTATCCCTGATGCTTTGGCCTCGATAATAACAGAATCAGGTCTGTGATCTAAGTACTCTTGATGGGCCAAGCGTCTTAGTTCGGGGAACTCGTACCTATCTTTAAACGCGTTAAGTAAAATAATATTATAGCCAGAGTCTTCTCTATGAAACACGCCCCAGGTCGTAATCGCTGAAAAGTCAGAGGATGTCTTTTTTAAAAATGCTGTATCGTAAGATTGTATTGTATATTCGATTGGAGGTGGATATTTATCAACCCAGTCCATCCACCATTCTCTTTTGATAATGGCACCTTCTTCTGCAGTCGGTGTTTGCATATATTGGGCATTCCAGTTGGAAACGGGGATCGAGGCTTTTGTTTTTTCTAGTTCCTTAATATCCCAATACTCTGGCCATACCGGTGTGTTGTTAGGTAAGATAGCAGGTAGCTCAACAATATCCCATGTATCGCCATCTTCATTTGCCATTTCTTGAATTAATCTTCCTGTCAAATCTTTTGTAGACCAACGCGTCATAACCAAAACAATTTTACCGCCTGGTTGCAAACGCTGTCTAGGTCCTGACATGTACCAGTTCCACGCTTTGTCAAAAGCAGAACCATCACCTTTTAAATCTTGCTCCTTGTGTGGGTCATCAATAATTAATAGATCTGCACCCCGTCCAGTTATGGCACCACCGACACCGGCTGCAAAGTATTCTCCGCCTTGTTCAGTTTTCCATTTTCCTGCTGCTTGAGAATCTTCTTGTAATCTTGTGTCAAACATTTCATGATATTTTTCTTCATCAATTAAATTTTTAGTTTTTCTTCCAAAGTCAATTGCAAGATCCGCTGTGTGAGTTGCTTGGATTATTTTTAAATTAGGATTTTTACCTATCATCCAAGCTGGTAAAAAATAGGATGCGAATTCTGATTTTGTATGACGTGGTGGCATGTTCACAATCAAACGGTTTATTTTACCGGTAGAAAGGTCATTAAACTTCTGTCCTATGTCTCTGTGGTGTTTGCCTTCAATAAATTCTGGCCACATG